ATGAATTGGGAACCGTGGACAGGATGTTATCAAATTAGTGATGGATGCACATATTGCTATTTCTATGGACCACATGCGAAACGCTGCGGTCAAAATACCATACAGAAAACAGATAAATTCGATTGGCCTATAAGAACAAACACTAAGGGTGAATACAATATTAAAGGGAATAAAATTCTTGCCACCTGTTTTGCCACTGACTTTTTCCTGCCCGAAGCTGATGAGTGGCGCAAGGACGCTTGGAGCATGATAAAACAAAGGGCTGATATTGATTTTTTAATTTTGACCAAACGAATTGACCGATTCCACGTTTCATTGCCCTTCGATTGGGGTGACGGCTATGACAATGTAAATATTGGTTGCACAGTCGAGAATCAATCTTTGGCAGATTATCGTCTCCCTTTGTTTCTGTCTTATCCAATCAAACGTCGTTTTGTTGCTTGTTCCCCTCTTTTGGAAGCGATTGATTTGTCAGCCTATCTTCATGGGATTGAACATGTTACGGTCAGCGGCGAAAGCGGGCGTGATGCTCGTGAATGTGATTATGGTTGGGTACTGGATATTCGTGAGCAATGTGTAAAAACAAATACTACATTTTGGTTCAAAGGAACAGGATCATTTTTCAAACGGGATGGTACGGTGGAAAAAATAAATCCATTTAAGCAAGGGAGTATTGCAAGTGGACTTGGCATAAACATTTCAAACGGAAAGAAATTGTTTTGAAATAGCAAGTTGTTGCAAAATTCCAATTTGTTGCGCAGGCTGAATCTCACAAGATTCAGCCTGCTTTTTCATAAACCTTTTGAAATATTCCATGCTTGTTTATGTGAAGTTATATCAATTACGCCGTCTGTTGGTGAAAGAAATTCTGCACCCAGCGTATTTAGTTCTTTCATGTAAGCAAGGGTTTTCAACGTATCCCGACCGATGCGGGACACATTGAAAACCAAAACAACATCTACGTTCTTTGAACAGACGGCTTGCTTGGTTTCAGACAAGCCTTTGCGCGAAAAGTCAAGACCGCTGCCAATATCTTGAGAAACCCCGGCGATCTTGAACCCGCACTCATTAGCAAAGTGGATAAGTCTATCACGCTGCATCTCTATACTGTTGTTCTCATTACTGGCAACCCTGCAATATATCCAAGCGTTCCTCGAAACGCTCTTTTTATTATCTGTTTTCATCTACGCACACCCCTTTTTCAACACATTGGACAAGTCTCATATACTCATCCATATGGTTCCACACAATTTCAATCGCTTCACTTCCGTAGATATAGATACTGTCGATTAGCTCATCTGCCATTTCTCTTGAAAGCTCCGTAAATCCCTCATATCGCTTGAAGCTCTCAATGATGGAAATTGGCTGTCCGTTTTCCTGATAACGGCTTTGCAATGCCGTTTCAAGTTCAGCGATTTGGACATCTGTTTCCGCAATCTCCTTGCCAATATCCTCCTTTTGTCTTGCGTAGCTGTCCCTGTCTAAAGCCCCATCTTTGTATCTTTCGTATGCCTTAACTTTGGATGCTTTCAGCTTGGCGAGGACGGCCTGGAGCTGCCTGATTTGCTCTGTCAGAGTGGTTATATCATTATGGCTTTGTGTTTTCACTCTGTCAAAAAGCTGTTCCATATCAAGCATAACCTCTATCTGTTTATGTATCACAGATAGGACGGTCTGTATCAAATTGACTTCGGAAATTCTATCCTTTGTGCAAGTGCTATCAGCCACATATTGATGGCTTTCACAATAATAATATGCCGTAGCCGAGGGGCTATTGCTTCTTCGCATAACGTGCCGGCATACCCCACATTTCACTTTACCCATCAGGGGTCTGACCTCGGCCGGTTCTGTCCTTATCCTCGCAGGGGCAGAGAAACGCTCCTGAACCGATGAAAACAGTTTTTCCGAAACAATGGCTTCATGGGTATTGGGTACGACAATCCACTCACTTTGGGGGATGCGTTTCCCGTGCTTGCTCCCAACAAAAGGGTTGCGATTTTTTCCGTTTACCATTTTTCCTGTGTAGCGTTCATCACGGATAATAGTCAGGATGGTTGTGTTCATCCAGTGGTTTGTATTCCCAACTACATTGTATTTGCGGTCACAGCCCATAAGCCGTTTGTAGACATATGGCGTTGGAATGTTTTCTGCGTTCAGGACACCCGCAATTTGCACTGCGTTTTTACCCTCATCTGCCATCGCAAAAATGCGCCTGACAACGGCGGCAGCCTTTTCGTCAATCACAAGTTTCTTGCGGTTTTCAGGCGACTTCGCATAGCCATAAGGAGCATGGCTGCTGATAAATTCTCCCTTTTCCATGCGGGTCTTTTTTGCACTCCGCACTTTTTGCGACAGGTCTTTGCTGTAAAGGGAGTAAATCAGGTTCCTGAAACCCACATCAAGCCCGCCAGTCGTGCCGTCAAAGTCATTGCTGTCAAAATGATCGTTGACAGAGATAAAGCGCACCCCTAAAAAGGGGAATATCTGCTCCAAATAATCTCCAATATCAATGTAGTTTCTGCCAAAACGGGATAGGTCTTTTACGATAATACACTGAATGTTTCCCGCACGCACTTCATCCAGCAGGGCTTTCACGCCCGGACGGTCAAAATTCGTACCGCTGTACCCATCGTCGCAAAACTCAACCACTTCGTACTGTGAGAGGTCAGGGGAGCTTTTCACAAAGGCGTTCAGAAGCTCCCGCTGGTTTATGATACTGTTGCTTTCACCCTCGTTCTCGTCCTCTTGAGATAGCCGGATATACTTGGCAAGGATATTTTTGATGCTCACGAAACCCTCACCTCACTCTCCGCCTGTGTAAAAGCGAGTAAACTTTCAAACTCATCCCGATACCGAAAGCAGATGGACACGCTTTGATCACTGAATATTTCCACCCGTTCTATCAGTTCAGAAATCATTTTTCCCGTTATGGCTTTGCTTTTCTTAAATTTCTTCAAGGCTGTCAACCATGGATTTTGAGGTGTCATCATGGTATCAAGACGGTGCTTTTGCATGGATAGTTCATCAAGGCGGCTCCGCAAAAGGGTTGCATCTTTCTCGTACTTTGCTTTTGTAAAGAGATATTCCGCTTCATCAAGGAGCTTTTCCTGATAATCCTCGTACAAGGAGCTTCTGAGCATGGACAGTCTGGACAGCTTCTTTTCCGTTTCTGAAATCTCTGTGTCCACCTCACTCTGCTGCTGGCAGAAGCCTTCCTTTGCATTGAGCTTAGACACCATTCGATCCATATCAACAGCAAGGTCAATCTGCTTGCGGATAGCTGTATAGAGGATGGAAAGCAAATCCGGTTCGTCCATTCGCTTTTTAATGCAGTCATTTTTGGCTATGTCCTCGTAGGTGGCACAGCTAAAGTAATAGAGTGTCGAGCCGTTTGACTTAGGCATTTTACGCCATTTCATGCTCCGTTTACAATCACCGCAGAACACAAGCCCTTTCAAGATATTTGACCGCCCCGGTTCTGCCTCTTTTCTCTCGCCGGACTCCCGTTCCTGTTTGATTTGCCGTATAGCCAAAAAGGTTTCTTCATCAACCAAGGGTTCATGGGTGTTCTTGATTTCCACCCACTGATCCTGCGGCAATTCCACAGGGCCGCCCTTGCCCCATAAATCGGATTTTGTTTTTCCCTGCACCATATGACCGAGGTAAACCGGGTTGGTTAAAATTCTGCGGATGGCGCTTTTATACCAATAGCGCATATCGGCATAACGCTCACTTTTTAAGATGCCCTTTTCATAACGGTACTGACTTGGGGAGGGAATACAGAGCTCGTTGAGTCTTTGCACAATCCGCATATCGCCCATGCCGTCCGCCGCCCATTTGAAAATATTTCTGACAATCGGTGCGGTTTCCTCGTCAATTACCAGCTTGCCATTTTCCGCTTTTTGATAGCCGTAGGCTGCGACACAGCCGGTAAATTCCCCTCTGCTTCTCTTGACTGCAAGCCCCGATTTTACCTTTTTTGATATATCTCTGGCATACACATCATGGATCAGATTTTTCAGAGGAACAGCATATCCTTCATCCTGACTGCTGGCATTTAGACTGTCATAAGCATCGTTCACGGAGATAAAGCGAACATTGAAGAATGGCAGTATTTTTTCAAGATAGGTTCCGGTTTCAATGTAGTTTCTGCCGAAACGTGACAGGTCTTTGACCACAATGCAGTTGATTTTTCCGGCCTTGATGGCGTCCATCATTTCATTGAAGCCGGGGCGGTCGAAGTTCGTTCCTGTCTGGTTGACATCCTTAAAAACAGATATGAGCTTCAGGTACGGTCTTTCAGAAATATAGCGTTCCAACATGGAAATTTGATTGCCGATGGAATCGCTTTGTTTTTTTCGTTCATCTTCCTCCGATAGCCGCCCATAAATACAGGTATTCCATATCGTTTCAAGGGGATCCTGAGGGAGATTATCTATTTGCTTTCTGCTTGTTCTCGCCATCTCACACCACCCCCTTTATGGGAGCCGGTGAAGCTGTTGCAATTAGGCCTTTTGCGTTCTCGGCAAAGAACAAAGCTCTTTCATATTCATACTGATAGCGGAATCGGATTTCCACCCGGCTGCCGGAATAGATATTGACCCATTCGATCAGGGAAACAACTACCTTTCGGGACAGCTCGGTGATGTTCCGATTCTTCTTGAAGGCTTCAATCCAAACGCTGTTTGCTCCCTTACCCGCAAGGACCAGGGTAATATCCTGTTTTAGCCGTTCAGCAGCCTTTTCCGCTTCCTCGCACTTTTTTCCATAGATTTCTTTGAACTCCCTGTACTCATTTGCATCAATGACACCGCTTTTCAAATCCTCGTAGATAGACACTTTGAGGTTTTTATACTTTTCTATTTCCTCCTGTTTCATCAGCAGTTGGGTATCAATTTTTCGGATTTCCTCTTGCTGCATAGGAAGGGTGTCAATGTAACGGAGAATCCATTCAATATCAAGAATGGAAGCGATATGATTTTGAAGGGCTTGCAGGACTGCTTTTTCCAATACTTTTTCACTGATGCAGTGGGTAGTGCAGCCATCCCCAGCCTTATTCTTTGAACAATAATAATAGGCGTACTTCTTCCCGCCTGCGGGTACAATCTTGCGCACCATACCGCTCTTGCAGTCAGCACAAAAAAGCAAGCCGGAAAACGGGTAGACAGCTTCTCCGTCTGGAGCAATGCGGGTATCCTGTGCCAGCACACGGTTTACCGTGTCAAAAACTTCTTGGGGGATAATAGGCTCATGGGTGTTTTCCACCCGAACCCATTTATCCTCCGGCTTCATAAACCGCTGCTTAATCTTGTAGTTAGGCGTGCTTTCCTTACCCTGCACAAGATGCCCTGCATAAATGGGGTTTTTCAAAATGCGGCCAACCACCACAGCAGTCCACTTTGCCTTGGGATTCACCTGAAAACTGGTGGCAAAGTTAAGTCCTAAAAAGCGTTTATATTCCATGGGGGACGGCTCGCTGATTGCATTCAACCTGTCAGCAATTCCTTGCTGGCTGAGTCCATCCAGCTTCCATGCAAAAATATCCCGCACAATCTTTGCGGCATAGGGGTCTATCACCAGTTGATTTTTGTTCTCTGCTGATTTCATGTAGCCGTAAACGGCAAAGGAACCGATAAACTCGCCATTTTTGCGCTTTACATCAAGCTGGCTCCTGATTTTAACGGAGATGTCCCTGCAATACGCATCGTTGACGAGGTTCTTAAAAGGAATGATAATATCGTCTGACGGTGATTTTTCCTTTGCACTGTCGTAACCGTCGTTGATGGCAATAAACCGCACACCTAAAAACGGAAAAATCCGTTCAATGTATCGCCCTGCTTCGATGTAGTTTCTGCCGAAACGGGACAGGTCTTTGACTATGATGCAGTTGATCCGCCCGGCTCTTACATCCTCCATCATCAAATTAAAGGCAGGACGATTAAAGTCAACACCACTAAATCCGTCATCTATTCTTTCGGAACAGAGGCGGATTTCGGGCATTGACTTTACAAAATTGGTTATTAAATCTCTTTGATTGGCAATACTGTCGCTTTCTGCTTTATCGCCATCTTCTTTTGACAGGCGTAAATAGTCAACAGCATTGTATATGATTGTATCCTTATTATTAAATGGCATAACGAAACCTCCCGATTGAAAAAGTCAAGAAGCAAAACCTGACCGAATCAATGGGCGTTCGCTAATATTAGTCCATGTATAATTATAGCACCCCTTTCAGGATGCGTCCAGACAATATTGCCATATATCCGAACCCACACGATCAGGCTCTGCCCGAAGTAACCCGCCCATATCACATCATCCTCAAAAAACTTTCCATCCTGTCCTCCAGTGTGGCGTCGCTATCATTAAAGCTGATTTTGACTACTACTTTTCCGCACTTATAGCAATATGGATTTTTAATCTGCTGGATAAAGTCCAGTATCCGTTCTTCTATGGGCAGTTTTGAATTGACTTTTGTATCGTTAATGTCAACCAGAGTATCCGGGTTGACTGTTCGGATGTCTATGTTTTTCATAGCTTCAAAGTCTATATTTGGTAATGAGTCCACCCAATCACTCCTTTCGGGGCGCAGGGCGATAAGGCTTCCTGCCTTACCGCCCTGATACAGTGTATTCCGGTTCAGCTTGTCAGGTGACAGCCGAGGGAAAAAAGCAATGAATGGGCTCCGTCCTTTTTCTTGGAGAAAAGACGGGCGCCCACTCATTCAAAGTAAGCGCCCGACTTCTTAGCCGCAATAAAGCGGTTCACGTCAGATATCTGGTGCGTAACGGGCATATCAGGCAAGGCCGCCAGTATATCATTCCGGTAGCGTCTGCTTGCCCGACTGTCGAGGATAGAAAAAACACAGGTATCCGTTTCTCTGCGGATTCCCCGCCCAATCCACTGACGGAGTTTGATGAGCATACCCGGCACAATGACTTCATTCAGATAGCTGTAAAAGTCAGGATACAGGGTCTTTTCATATTCCAGCACCGGATCGGGCGCTGGAAACGGAAGTCGTACCACAATGAGGGAAGATAAAATATCCCCGGCAAGGTCAATGCCCTCTCCGGCGCTGTCGCTGGCACAGAGGATACCGTTTTCGCTTTTACGAAAAGCGTCGATGGCGTCCAGACGGCCTTTGCCCATGCGGAACAGGGGAAATGAAGTGATTCTTCCGCACAGCTCGTCATATGCCTGCTCCATCATGCGGTAGGATGTAAACAGAATCAGGGTATGCCCATGAGTTGCTTCGATTAGCTCTACCAGCCGATTGACCACCGCCTGAAAATAACTGCTGTCTTTGTCTGAAGGCAGCGGCATATCCTGCGGAAGATACAACAAGGCATGGTTCGGATAATCAAAGGGAGAAGCCTTGCTGGTTTCAAAGACACGGCGTTTCTCCGCCAGTATAATTCCGCTATTTCGCTTGAAATGAGAAAAGTCACCTCCGACAGAGATCGTGCCGGAGGTCAGGATATACGGAATTTCCTCCTGCCAAATATCCTCCGATAATAGAAAATCAAGCTGCTTTGGCAAGGCGCAGACCCGGCTGGCCGTTGCTCCGGTCATTTCCAGCCAAAGAATAGAACTGGCATGATGGAACAGGATGGATAGCTTGGTCTCCTGCTGCTCCATGCGGTTCACCAACCGGTCGTACCGATCCCTTTTTTCACGGGAGGTCGTATAAAAAAGCACTGACAGCCTGCGCAATACAGCCATCAGCGTTTTCAAAGCTCGTATGCAGTTTAAGTCAATCTGTACGGCGTAGCAGTTTTTATCATAGCTTGTACCTGCGGCATACCGCAGGGCTTCAAAGAGTAAGGCGTTTTGTTCCTGCATGGTTTCACACAGTCTGATGATTTCCGCCTTATCGGGATTCCCCGAACCTATGGCATGGTAGATGCTTGCCACCAGCCGTTCCAGTTCCACGTTTTCCATTGTCATACCGTACATCTGCCTTGCGGCATCAAGGAGCTTGTGGGCTTCGTCAAAAATTACTACTCCACGGGGCGGGAACAGGGACCTTCTCCCGTTCTTCCTGCCAAGTACATCCGCCAGCACAAGGTTGTGGTTGGCAATCTGAAAGTCATATCCAAGGGACTGTGCCTTTCGGATAAAGCCACGGTATCGGCAGACCGAGGACAGCGGGCAGTTCAGATGGCAGCGTTCCACATTGATGCAGGATTTCACATAGTCCGTTAAAGGGAGCGTATCCAAATCAAGGGGGCAGGCTCCGGTAAAAAGTCCGGTCAGGACAGAAAGCAGTTCCTTGTCCTCATGGCGGTCATTGTGTGCGATAGAGGAACGATACCCCTTCACCCGGCTATCGCAGGCATAGTGGGATTTTCCCTTGCGAACCACAAAGGACAGGGGTTTGTCAATGATACGATGTTCCATCAGAATTTCGGAAATCTGAGGGATATATTCTTCCGTCAGTGCCTTTTGCAGAGCGATGGTAGAAGTAGAGATAATCGTCGGCAATTTATTGGCGCTGAACAGGTTGTGGACCGTTACGGCCAGTATGTAGGCATGGGTTTTGCCTGTACCCACCTCGGCCTCACAGAGCGCCAGCCTGTTTCCCTGCAAGGACTCCAGCATCTCCAGCGCAAGAGCTGCCTGATTTTCCCGAAAGTCCATACCATGTTCTGGCAGGATATTTGCAAAGATATGTTCCAGCAGATTTCTTGCTCTCACGACAGGCTTGATGGAAAAGGTGCTTTCTGATTCCGATACAGCCTGCGAAAGCATTTTGTCCATCGCTTTTTGATAGCCGCTTTCATTCAGCGGCGCCGCTTTGGAAAAGAGCCGTTTTGCCTTTAAGGTAGAAAGCTCCACCATGCGGTAGCTATATGTTTTTCCGGTGTAGTATTCTAAAAGCACACAGTTTTCGGCCGTCAGCACAATGCGTTCATCTTGCCGGATTAAGCCTGCTTCATAAATCCTATTTTGAATATCTGCCATGTAGACAGGTTGTTCCATAATATTTTGCCTCCTTTGCTTGCCTAAAGGAGCGACACAAGAATGCGGCGGAATCAGGAAAAGGTTTGAAAGTTTGTTGTCTCAAAAAGCCTGTTCCGCCGCATGGTTTCTATCGCTCCGATAGAACACGATAGATTTTTATATCAAAGCAAAGGTGTGACAAGCGATCCGGCTGGTGCTGCCGGACTCCATAAAAGCCGCCCCTCATTCTTTCTCAAATGAGGGTGATGCGTTTTCCCGGCCGTCTACCGGGCTATCCAATGCGGTGAAGCGTTCAAGATAGAAGTACCATGATGACCGGCAGGGATCGTCGCAATCCGCCCCACCATGGGGCGTAACTGCCGCAGACAGTATCGCTCGGAGGGCATTGCCCTCGTCTTGGCGTGTCCCAGCGTGTTGCTCCCCCTGCCGGTGATGTACCCATCACACCCGTATTCTGTTTTCAATGTTCAGGCGAAAGGAAATTGGAGAATCCTTTCACCCAATGTCAAAAAAACAGGGGGGTGTAGGGGTACGAAATTAAATTTTTTTGAAAAACTTTTGTAGCTTTGCCGCAGCCACCTCTATGCTTTCGTGGACAGAGGTAAAATGCACCCCTTCACGGCTGGCGATCTGCCGGTAGGATAAGCCCTCCACGAAATGCAGAAGAAAGCGCCGCCGCTGGATTTCAGTTAATTCTCCACTGTCCAGCAGCCGCCTTGCGGCTTCCTTGGCTTTTTTTGTATCGCTTTTATGTATCAAGTCCAAATCAAGGGGCGGGGCGGCGAGCTGCTCTGTTTCCTCCAGCCCATTGATGCTTATATCCAAACGGCTTGTCCGATTTTCATGTGTGACTTGCTGATGATAAATTTCATCCGACAAGGTTTTCAGCTCCAAAAAGTCCTGTGCCGTCTTGCCGGGGTTCTCTGCAAGGTAGTCCTCTAGCGTGATTTCTACAATGCGGTCTGCGAAACGGTAAACAATGCCCTCGCTGAATTTATTTAGGGCATAATCACTGTCTTTATAATTCTTCATGTTCCTTTCCTCCAATCTGTTTTGCGATATGCGAAAACAGATCGGAGGGTGGGGAGCGGCAACGTGGTTTTACGAAAGAACAGCTTCCCATCCTTTGATATGGGTTAATTTGGAAAATAAACAGTTTTCTTGTCGAACAAAAAAAGCCAGTACGTTGCCCAAGGCAAAATACTGACTTTTTTAGAATATTGCTATTAAATTGTATAATTGCGAGGAGGTATGTACGAGCTACGTTGTCTCTATTTTCACCTCTGAAAAAGCAAAAAGCAGGGCATACGCATAAGGGGACTCCTTTCGCCACGGCGTAGACCTAAAGCCCTGCCTGATACTACAAATACCCTAAATGCCCCTAGAATATGGCAAGAGCCCACCCTCAGAATTGAGGGCAGGCTCTGCTCGGTTTTTGCAGCCAGACTATCATAGCGTCCTAAGACACCTTAGACCCTCGGCTTTGCGTCCCCGGCTTTAACCGGGTTTGCCCATAGCTCTATTGATTTGTTATTTTACTTCTCTGGTACTCTGAGTACATCGCCGGGGAAGATGAGAGAAAACCGGCTCTTGTTGTTCAGTCGTTCCAGCTCGCTCATGGGGCAGCCCAGCTTGTGGGATATGCTCCAAAAGCTATCGCCCTTTTGCACGGTGTAGGTGGTGTACCTCAGATTTTTCGGCACATCCACTGTCACGCCGTACTGGTCAAAGGTATAGGTCGCCCCGTCAATGTCCTGCTTGCCGGTGAGGGGCTTGCCATCCTTGAAGTACATCCATTTGCCGGAATCGTTCATGGACCAGCCCTGCGCCGTGTCGCTGGAAATTGCCAGCTCCACAAAGCGGCGCAGAACAGCGGACACCTCGGCTCTTGTGGCTGTACCCTGCGGATCATAGAGATTGCCGTTTTTGCCGCTGATGACGCCTGCCATTTGCATCTGCTTCACGGCTTCCTTGGCGTAGGTACTGATTTTAGCGTTATCTGTAAAGATATTTTCGATATGAACCTTCGGCAGAGTATAACCGATGGTCTTAGCATAATTGCTCATAATGACCGCCATCTGCTCACGGGTGATGGACTGATCCGGGGCAAACTTTCCATTGCCAACCCCGTTTACAATGTTATTTTTGCTTGCCCACTCAATGTAGCCCATATAGTAGGCGTCGTCTTGCACATCGCTGAAGCTGCTCTTTGCGTAGCCGCTCACATCGGCGTTTGCAAGCCTCCCCAGCGCCGTGACGAACATTCCTCTTGTCATGGCGGTGTTCGGGCTGAACTTGGTTTCAGAAGTTCCGCTGAACAGCCCACGGCTTGCCACAAACTCAATATCTTCCTTTGCCCAATGGCCTGCAATGTCAGTAAATGCGGTGTTGGCCTGTTTATAGCCGATGCCGTAGGTGGAAAAATGATCGGTGCTGAAGCGCAGTACCTTTTCCACACTGTCATAGACCGAGTTTACCAGCCAATGCACCTTACCCTTGCTGTCCACATACACAGCCTGCACATTCCCTACCTTTTCATTTGCGCCGAGGGTATAGGGGATGGTTACCGATACGCTGCCTGCGCCGAAGCTGCTGACCGCCTTGCCGTTGCCGTAGTTCACCTTGAGGTCAAATACCGGACGGCTGCCGATTGCCTTTTTCGCCTCGCCTGTTAGTTTGCCGCTATTCGTGCGGGTGGCGGTGATATTTACATCAGATTTTGCCTGCTTATTGATTTCCTGTATGGTCGCCAAATCCATACCGACTCTGATGTCGGGGTTGTCTACCACCACAATGGTGTTGACGATTTTCTTTGCAATGATGGTATCCTGCACGGCCTTTGGTAGATTGACCGTAACATTGGAGCCGGTTTTGTTGCCGGTATCCACACGGAGAACCACCGTGATGCCATTTTGCTCCGTGCCGTTTTTCTTGGCCTCAGCCAATGCCTTGTTAAAAGCGTCAGTCACAGTTTTGTCAGCGAGGCTCACTGTGACATTGCCCTTGCCGTCCACTGTGCCGGGAACCTTGATTTCTCCCTGAGTGGGTGAATTCGGCTTATCCGGTGCGGGTGGGGTGACGATGACAGGGCTGCTGTTGTCGTTTGAGGAGCTGCCGCCGCCACTTCCAGAGCCACCGCCGCCGGTGTAAGTCCAATGGGCATAGTAGATCACATTTGCACTGACGGTTGTGCTTGCGGAGATTTGAGTTCCACCGCTTGCCGCCGTATACCAGCCGTCAAAGCTGTAACTGCCGGAGCGTGTCGGTGTCGGGAGTGCCCCTACCGCCGTACCAGATGCAACCGAGCGTGAAGTTTCACTGACCGTGCCGCCGTTCGGGTTGAAGGTGACGATGTAGTTCGGAACCACCGTTACAGAGAAACTCAGTTCTACCGTAGCATTGGTGCTTTGGTTGGTGCTTACGGTCAGCGTTTCATTATAATTACCCACTGCAAGACCAGCTTTCGGTGCAACGGTAAAGGTAGCCGTGCCGTTTGCCGCCAGTGTGGTGGTACTGAGTGTGCCGATGGTATAGTTGGTGCTGGTCGGCTGGATCAGCGTCACGCTGGAGTTTCCGGTGTTTGTGATGGTGACGGTCTGCGCTGTCGGGGCACTGTAGCCGATTGTCAGTGAACCAAAATCCTTGGTTACCGGGTCAGCGGTGATGGTATAAGTAGGAGCCGTCGTCACTGCAAAACTCAATTCCACCGTAGCATTGGTGCTATGGTTGGTACTTACGGTCAGCGTTTCATTATAATTCCCCACTGCAAGACCGGTTTTCGGCGTAATGGTAAAGGTGGCCGTACCGTTTGCCGCTAGTGTGGTGGTACTGAGTGTCCCGATGGTATAGTTGGTGCTGGTCGGCTGGGTCAGCGTCACGCTGGAGTTTCCGGTGTTTGTGATCGTGACGGTCTGCGCTACCGGGGCAATATAGCCGATTGTCAGCGATCCGAAATCCTTGGTTACCGGGTCAGCGGTGATGGTATAAGTAGGAGCCGCCGTCACTTCAAAACTCAATTCCACCGTAGCGTTGGTGCTGTGGTCGGTGCTTACGGTCAGTGTCTCATTATGCGCTCCCACCGCAAGACCGGCTTTCGGTGCAACGGTAAAGGTAGCCGTACCGTTTGCCGCCAGTGTGGTGGTACTGAGTGTGCCGATGGTGTAGTTGGTACTGGTCGGCTGGGTCAGCGTCACGCTGGAGTTTCCGGCGTTTGTGATGGTGACGGTCTGCGCTGCCGGGGCACTGTAACCCTCTACCAGTGAGCCGAAGTTCTTGCTGGTCGGATTCGCTGTGATGGTGTAAGTAGGAGCCGCTGTCACAGTGAAGTTCAGGTCTACCGTAGCGTTGGTGCTGTGGTCGGTACTTACGGTCAGGGTTTCATCGTGATTTCCCACTGCAAGACCGGTTTTCGGCGTAACGGTAAAGGTGGCCGTGCCGTTTACCGCCAGTATGGTGGTGCTGAGTGCGCCGATGGTGTAGTTGGTACTGGTCGGCTGGGTCAGCGTCACGCTGGTATTTCCAGTATTTGTGATGGTCACGGTCTGCGCTGCCGGGGCACTGTAACCTACTGCCAGTGAGCCGAAGTTCTTGCTGGTCGGATTCGCTGTGATGGTGTAAGTAGGAGCCGCTGTCACAGTGAAGCTCAGGTCTACCGTAGCGTTGGTGCTGTGGTCGGTGCTTACGGTCAGCGTTTCATTGTAATTGCCCACCGCAAGTCCGGCTTTCGGTGCAACGGTAAAGGTGGCCGTACCATTTGCCGCCAGTGTGGTGGTGCTGAGTGCGCCGATGGTATAGTTGGTGCTGGTTGGCGGGGTAAGCGTCACACTGGAGTTTCCGGTGTTTGTGATGGCAATGGTCTGCGCTGCCGGGGCGCTGTAACCGATTGTCTGTGAACTGAAATCCTTGCTGGTCGGATTGGCGGTGATAGTATAGGTTGGTGCCGCCGTCACAGTAAAGATGAAGCTTACCGTAGTGCTGGTGCTGTGGTCGGTGCTTACGGTCAGGGTTTCAGCGTAATTGCCCACTGAAAGACCTGTTTTTGGTGCAACGGTAAAGGTGGCCGTACCATTTGCTGCCAGTGTGGTGGTGCTGAGTGCGCCGATGGTGTAGTTGGTGCTGGTTGGCGGGGTAAGCGTCACACTGGAGTTTCCGGTATTTCTGATAGTAACAGTCTGCGCTGCCGGGGCAGTGTAGCCCACTGCCAGCGAACCAAAATGCTTGCTGATCGGACTGGCTGTGATGGTGTAGGTAAGAGCTGCCGCCTCGATTTTTAACGGGGCGCTGATATTATTCGCCAAATCCTCCACAACCACATAAATATCTTTCGCCCCCGCCGCCAGCGTAACGGCCTTATCCGTCACTGTTCCGCTTACGGAACCGAGAGAAATGCCAGTGTTTTTCACCGCCGCACTCGTTGGAGTGGACTCGCCGCTGTTCACAACAAGGTAATACGCAGTACCCGCCTCGTCGGTGATAAAGCCGATTGTAGCCGCTGTGTCGCTTGTGCGGGTTACATTTCCCGCCGAAAGCACAGGCGGTGTGGTGTCGGGCGCGACATACGCCGCCGCCTCGATTTTTAACGGGGTGCTGATATTACCCGCCGAATCCTCCACGACCACATAAATATCTTTTGCCCCCGCCGTCAGAGTAACGGATTGGTTCGTTACTGCGCCCGCCGAAACCGCGCCGAGAGAAGCACCCTCTTTTACCTCCGCACTCGTGGGAGCGGACACGCCGCTGTTCACAACAAAGTAATACGCTGTGCCCGCCTTGTCGGTGGTAAAGTCGATTGTACCCTCTGTGTCGCTCGTGCGGCTTACGTTTCCTGCCGAAAGCACAGGCGATATGACATCAAGCCCAAACTTTAAGTATTTGTAGGTTGGCCAATGCGCCGTGTTGTAGGCGACCGAACCGCTCCCATCGTAATTCGTGCTTGCCCCGCCCTGCACGCCGCTGTCCAACGTCGGCGCATATGCTATTGCTCCACTGGAGCCTTGGATAATAGTAGTTGTTCCATTTTGAATCGTTGCGTTGGCGTGGTCAATCGCAATACCGCCAGTCCCTGCCGCGCTCACCGTTCCGCCCGATATGTTCAATTGGCCGGAAGCGCCGGTTTCACCCAAAATCGCTTTTCCATTATTTCCTGTCGCGCTCACCGCTCCACCAGAAATATTTACGGTTCCGTTTTGGCTGTAAATCGCAATACCGCGAAACCCTGTCGCACTCACTGTTCCGTCGGTAATATTTAAGGTATTATTACTGCCTATCCAAATCGCAACATATTCAGTGCCTCCTATCGAGCGCACCGTGCCACCGGAAAGGTTTACGGTGCCGCTGCCAGACACAAAAATCGTCCCCATTGTCCCACTGGTCACCATTCCGCCGCCCGCGCTGTCGGTAATGATGAGCGTACCGCTGCCCAGATGTTTGATGGCAGAAACAGAACCGCCGTTAAGCGTTTTGCCGTTTAAGTCAATGGTGATGTCGTAGCTACAAGTGTTGGGAATAGTGATTGTCCCAGTGCCGCTATAACTGTCGGAAAGTTTCAAATTCAAATCGCCTGCCGCGCCGTCTATGGCTGATTGGAGAGCCGTAAGGTCGGCAACCTCCGAAAGCACAGGCGGGGTGACAGCAGGCTCAACCTTGATATATTTATAGGTTGCGAGATTCGCCGCATCATATGAAACAGTGGGGGTTCCGCTCTCATTGAGGCTTGCGGTCACCTGCATACCTGTGAAATCAGGAGACCCGACAGAGTTGGTCAATGCCTTACCACTACCGCTTGCGGTCATCGTTCCGCCGCTAACGGTTATTGTTTTCCCTACAATTCCTTGAGTGCCTCCGGTGCTTGTCACGGTTCCTCCGCTGATAGATACGGATTCCCTCACAAAAATTACCGAACTCACTGTGGTAATTGCACCGCTGTTGATCGTTAGATTGTTGCTATAAATTCCAAAGTTATTGCCGGCGGTTACAGTGAGCGAGCCATGCTCTTCCGCACTGATTTGGAGGTCACTCTCGTCAGAAGCAATTCCATATACGCTGTAAGATCCAGAATGCGGAAGAGCAATAGAGTTTGCCCCCACCAATTTGAGGTTAAGACCGAACGGGGCATAAATACCGTAGTTAGCTGCTGAAACCATGTGCGAAGTGGTAATTGCTGCATTGTTCAGTGTGAGGGTATTTGTGTCACTGTCATAGGTGACGGTTCCGTCGTCCAGTACATTGCTTGCGTTGGTGCTGGCCACTTGCACGCCGCCCACCCATATGTCGTAGTTGGTGACAGCGTCAGGTGCCAAAAGCACAGGCGGAGACGCGACTTCAAATTGTAAGCCTATAGGCTGTTTAGCGCCAGTTGCAAACCCTATCAGACCCGAATTCCTCAAAACAGCCCATTGTGCACCGAATGTTGCATCGAGGATGGGTTCATCGTCCGCATAGTATGCGTACAGCAAACCGCGAAAGCCGTCCTCACCTAAGCCCCAGTGAAAAGTGATGGTTTGGCCGACAGCGGCTCGGTATAGATATGATTTAACCATTGCGTTTCCATCATCATCAGGCGCATAATCGTCACTGTCAGCCGTGCTGATTGGAGAAAGGCCGCAGTCGTTGCTCAAAAACCCAAGGGAGGACGGGGACATACGCTCCCCCACAAGGACAATGTAGAAGTCGCGGGTTTCCGCCGACTGTGCCGTCAACGTTGGCTTTTCCCGCGCCTGCGTCTTGTCAATCAGCATTGCCGCGCCAACTGTCACGCTAATTTCCGGTAGCGGGGCGCTGACGGTATAGCCTTCAATCACCGGCGTAAAGGCATAAACGCCCCCGGTGTTTGGGTCATAGTCAGGCGAATTCCATGTTACCGGAATATCCCCGGTGGTTTCTTTCCATTTAGGCTCGGAGGCCGTTGTGGGAGTTGCCGTTTCCGGGCTACCGGAATCCTGTGTGGAATTTTCATCGGCAGGCACGGCTGTCCGCACTGTGGCGGTCAGCGTTTCGGGCAATTCCAAATCTTCAATGGATGTTCCGAGTGATACCGCTTTTTGGGTTTCTGTCAGCGGTGCAAAGCTGATAATTTCTCCGCTCCCGCCAATGGTTGTATGTATTTCTTCCGCCATTGCCGATACCGGCAGCATGGTCACAATCATGCACAGCGCAAGAAACATACTTAATAGTCGTTTGTTCATAAGGTCTGTCCCTCCTTGATTTCTAAACTTGTTTTTCCTTGTTCCAAAAGTTTTTCCAGCATCCCGATTTCTTCCTCAGTGGCGGGGCGAATATGGGATTTTTCACAGGAAGGGCATTCCTTTACCGCTCCCACCCGGCAGAATAAAAAGCCGCAGTCCTCGCAGGCGTAAGTCATGTCATGTCCCCCTTCCGCATAGACAGGTTGATTTTCTTCAAATCCCAAGGAGCTGCTTTTTCTTTGCCTCAAACTCCTGCTGTGAAATCACGCCATCTTCCATGAGTGTCTTATATTTTTTGATTTCTTCGATGGCGTCGGTAGGCGGAGCCATGTTGGTATGTAACGCCCCCATTCCCATCATACCGGGGCCAACAGACTGCTCGGCCATGCCGGGGAAGGCCACCGTCCTAAGTGCAGCCACCAGCTTTTCAATTTCTTCTATGCTTTGCTGGTAGGAGCGGAGGTAGTTGTTCACATCCGGGAGGGTGTTATTAAACCGTGGGCCGTCCATATCACATTTGAGCACCGTCCAGTAGGGGTGGTCGAAATGCAGCTCCACATGAAACGCCTGAAAGGGTTCAGGAATATCAAAATATTGCACCGGTGCGGAGTTATTTACCTTGCCGTCGTCCAGCCTATCAAGGGTTCGTGCCATCCGCTTGTTCGCTGCAATCTGTGCGATTTGCGGCGCCATCGCCATAGCCCGCTCTGTTACGGTGCTGGTATAACGGCGTATGCCTGCCGCTGAACCCTCAAACAGAGGGGTGCTGTCCTCCCGGATGGTAAAGGATTTCAACTGGCTGCCTTCAAACACGGTTTTATCCGGGTTTTTGCTCATACAGAACAGCTTGTTCTGGTAATCAAAGATGATTTTGGTATCCCAAAGGCCGAAATCAATCCGCTCAGAAACCACGAACCGGTCTTTCAGTATTTGGTTTTGATTGTAGAATGCCAGATATCCCCGAAATCCCTGCATTGTCAGATTGCTTTCCTTGTCGGCATCCATATCAATCTTGTTATAACAGTCGTTACAAATATATTCGCCCTCAATTTTCGATGGCAGAATCAGTGGAATCTTGCCGCCACAGATGGGGCAAGGGGGTTTTTTAGAAAATAGACCCATCAT